GACCTGACGGTCGATGAAGTCATAGGCGATCTGGTGGCCGTAGACCGAGGACACCGCCGAGCAGTTGACCATGCCAAGGTCGCGCAGCTCGTTGGTGTAGTGGTTGGTATACATCCCGCGTCCGCGAATGATGGCCGTGGAGCCCATCGCGTAGCCAAACCCGTAGGGAACTCCGTTGGCCGTCACCGGGCAGATGAAGCTACCTTCCGGGTGGGTCGAGGTGTTGTTGGCCGAGGACCAGACCACGTTGCCGCAGTTGGTTCCGTTGGCCAGCGCCACGTCGTGGACCATGTAGCCGTCCGCGTTGTGAGACGCGATGCGATACATGCCCCACTTGCCGCGATCCGCGCCGCTCAGGTTCTCGATGACGACATACCGAGGAGCATCCTGCGGGGTGCCTGCGTCCGGAGCCGCCGGGCTGTAGGCCGCGCCACCGCGAGGGCCTTTGCCCGACGCGAAGGTGTAGCTGTAGCCCGGGAACCAGCGCAACGGCTTGGTGTATTTGCTGAGGTCGGCCAGGGCCGAACGATAGCCACCGTAGATGTAGCGGTTGCCGCCGGTCAGGCCGGAGGTGAGGGCCTTGCCCAGGAACGCAACGGGGGACTGTTCGCACCCGATCGCGCCGTGGTTCGCGGCATTGACGATGTCACGCGAGCGAATGATGTTTCCATCAAGCTCATGCAACCCGCCAGCGTAGATCACGTTGGCATCGCCGCGAACGTCGGCATTCTGGTGGACACCGTTGGCGATCAACTCTTTCCGCAGCGGGACCAGAGCGGTGCTCGGGAACGCATACATGTATTTGTTGATCGGGTTGCCCATGCCGTCCTTGCCAACCTTGGCCGGGGGAGTCCCGGTGAGGCGGAGAAGGCTGGACAGGTTGATGATGTCGTTGATGCCGACGCTGTCGTTCAGGGTGAGCTGATCGAAGCTGGACTTGCCGCCCGCGAAGAAGGTGCCGGTGGCATTGGTCCCAAGGATGAAGGTCATCCCCATGTCTTCGACCATCCAATCAGCGGCCTGTTCGCCGAGGCGTTGGACAGCGGATGGGTTCATGAGTTCGGCCCGAAGACCCATCAACTCGCCCATGCGGGCGGTTTCAGAGTATCCGAAGCGGACCCAATCAACCGTCACGTCGAAGCCGTTCAGAAGACGGCGGTCAAACTTGTTCGCGTCGTCGAACGCATTGTCGCCCGTGACGGGGACGTTTGCGTGACCAGTGGAGGTCGTGATGCGCAAGGTTTGACCGTTGCCTTTGGAAGTGTCGGTCTTCGAGAGGATCATGGAATCCTCCGAAGTTCCCTCCATTCCCATGGTCCAGTTCTTGGAGCGTTCGCCGTAGCGAATCACCTTGTCCCAGATTTTGCGGACTTCCGATTCCGCCCCGGTGCGCACCGCTTCGCCGTAGTTCGGCGAAGAGAGCAGGGTCGTGATCGCATCCGTTCCAACAAGTGCAGGATTAGTAGCCATTTTCTTAGTGTGTTATTGTGTTTGAGTTAGTCGTTGAGTTTGCTCTAACGGCCAATTCCACGGGTTACAGACCGGCTGCTGCGAGTTGTTCGAGCAGCGCGGACGCCGATGTCTTGGCCGCCGGGGCGGTTGTGGTCGAACTGCCTCGACCGGTTAACGGCTTGGCTACCGGGGACGGGGATGTTGTGACGGGGCGTGTAGTGGTTGCCGCTCTTTCGCGGCGGGCTGGAGTCAGGCCGAGCTCAGCGGCGACAAGATTAGCCACGACCTTGGCGAGATCCGCACGGGCAAGCCGGGGGTCTCCAGTCGCGGACCATCCATCGAGGATTTCCTTCACCCGATCGTGCGCCGGGTGAGTCTCATCCTTCAGCTCGGGGTAGATCGCATGAGCCTCCGCCTCGTGCTGATCGAACTCTGCCCAATAAGCCTTTTCATCCGCCGCTTTTGCGGCTTCCAGCTTCGGGGCGAGCTTCGTCAGGGCGCGGATTTCGGCGGCCTTGGCCTTGGCTTCCGCCTTGGCTTCGTCGTCGAACTCGTCCACCGCACGATCAAGGGCTGCATCGGCTTCGGCCTGAAGGACTTCGATCCGGGCCTCAAGCGAGGCGAGGTCGTGAATTCCTTCGGGCAGTCCGTCGATCGCAGGCTTCTCGGGTTGCGCGGTGGTCGGCTCAGGCTTCGGAGCGTCAACGATCCCCAGTGCCGCTTTGGCTCGGGTTTCGGCTTCGCTCGGGCTGATCTTGACTCCAGTCTTCGCCAGTTCCCGGGTGATTGTGAGGGACATTTCCCACACGTCATCGCGCGGAATTCGCATCCGACGCGTTCCAGGCTCAGGCTTGACCTCTCCGGGATCCTCTTCCTCCTCTTCGGCTTGCGCTGGTTCCGTGGTCTCAACCGGGGCGTCGCCCTCGGTCTTTGGTTTCGGAGCCAGAAGCGCCGCGAGTTCGGCAAGTTCCGGGTCATCATAGGTCACAACATCCCCGGCTCCGTCAGCCGTTGCCAGGGATTGGGTATCCGTCCCCTCAAGGACGGCCGTCTCAGTCGTATCGGCGGCGGACGTGAGCCCAGCCTGTTCGAGTAATGACATGCCGCCATCATGACCCTTTCGCGCACGCCCGCACGGGTAACTTGAGGGCTCGGTTTGCGATGGTTGCGCGTGGTGTCAAGCCCAAAGTTTCGCTATTCACGGAACACCCATACAATGCCAGCATGAACGAACTCGAAGGCTTCATAAAAAAGCATGACGGCACCCCGGACCCGGAGCCGGGTTATGACAAGCCGGTCGCCGTTTTCGATTCCGTCCTCAAACGCCGCCTCCAAGAACACCCCGACGGTCGCCGACTCGAAAAGCGACTCGTGGAGCATTGCATCGCGGAAAAGCTCCGGTGCGAGAATGAGCTTGGCCGCGATCACGCGCACGCAACGGGATTCCTCACCGATCCGAACGCCCCGGCCAACCAGCAAGCGAAGCTCGCGGTGCGGACCCACATGGGCCAGCGCAAGCTTTTTGATCTGATCTACAGCCTGGAAATGGATTGGCGGCCCATGCTCTATCCCGGTCTCTGGGATCACTCCAACGATCACATTCCGATCACGCGGCGTCAGATTCAGCAGTTGGAAGCGAAGGCGCAAGGCTACTTTTTCGGGTCCGATCCATGGTTCGGAATCGCCCCGACGCCGCTCGGCAACAACGATGCCGAGATTGCCCCGGTCGTTGAGGGATGGGCGCGATGGGTTGTTGACCGGGCCGATGCCGTCGAAGTGCTCAACATCGCGACGGCGCAAGCGTTCCGGCGCGGCGAGGGCATCACCAAGACCTCATGGCTCCGCCGTCCTGACTATTACGAAACGGATGCCGAAGTCGTGGTGGACAAGGGCAAGCCGATCTTTGCCAAGGACGGCGATTACATTTTCCGCTCCGACCAGTGGATTCGGAACAAGGACGAGAACGGCACGGTGCAGTTCATCTTGGCCCGGGATGGGTTCACGATGTTGCCCACCTACGCCCAGGAGCCGGATCAACTTCAATTCGCCGTCCACACGGTCGAGCGAATTGTGGATTCGGACAACAGGGCCGTCATCGACAACGTCGATTTCAGGGACTTCCTGATCGGACTCACGGATCGGGATGTTGATACGGCTCCCTTTGTTGGCCATATCTACGATATGCCTGCGCTGAGCCTCACCGCTCAGTATTTCCAGAACGACGGCAAAAAAGAGGATTTCCCGAACCTTTTGGCCTACATCAAGTCGCAGGGCGTCGGCAGCACGAACCCGAAATCCGCCAAGGAGCAACCCCGGGAGGATCTTGGGGAGGCGCTCGGGATGGGGGCGTCAACTACGCAGTTCACCGACACAACCAAGCGCGGGACCAAGATCGGTGTCCTCGAATGCTACGTGCATTTTGACGTGTTCGAAGAGGGCCAAGACCGCAGCCTCATGGTCCTGGTGGACATCGACCAGCAAAAGCCGATCTTCTACGACTACGCGAGGAATGTGTTGCCGCGCGGCAAGCGTCCATTCTCCATCGTCCGGATCAACCCGGTGGATGGACGGTGGCACGGCGAGGGGATGGCCAAATACTTCTGGCGGCTCAACTGGTCCGTGGACACCACCGCCAACCGCTTCGCGTTCCAGACGATGACGACGGGAACGGTAAGCGCTTTGGACAAGTCCGCCTTCACGGATTTCGAGGAGCAGGACGGGCCGGTCACGATCAACGGCGGCGAGCAGTGGAACCTAAGGCCGGGCAGGCAGTTGGAGGAGGCGTTCCAGGTCAAGTCGATTGTGCCGGTCAATCAGGCGGATCTCTACACCTACTTGGAGTTGCTTCTCCAGACGGTCCAGAACCTCACCGGCCAAGCCAACATGAACGACAACGCCACGGCTGGGTTGAACACCACAAAGACAGCCACCGGGATCAATCAGATGTCGCGCGATGGGGACCAAATGTTTGCGCCCTACATCATGCACCTGTCCCCAGGACTGGCGCGGGCCACGCAATCCATCATCCTCTTGGCCGCCGATCGGATGCCGGACTCGCAACTGTTCCGACTCACGGACGGCGATGCGGTCAAGATCGAGGCGATTCAGCGGACCAAGGTCGTCGATCTTGAGTTCGATATCACCATGACCGTCGCCAGCTTCAAACAAGAGCAGCAAGGCGGCAAAGGCTTGGAGGTGATTGGCCTCGTCGAGCGTTTCATGGCCCTGCTTCCCGAAGTTCGAATGATGCTGGCCCCGGTGTATCGGAAGCAAATGCAACTTTACCAATCCCGGGAAGGCATGGCGGCAATTGATGCGATTGCGCAGATGCCGGTGATGACGGCGGCTCCGGCTCCGATGTCGAACGTCACGGCGCAGCGTCCGGGCTTGGCGGCGGCGTGATCAACGCGACTCTACGATGGGGAGTCGCGTGTCGAGCGAAACAGTTTCAATCTGCCCACCCTTGGGAACCGACGCCATAAGCGATGCCAGCAACGAATCGGGAAGTTCCGCCTCGGTGACGATTAGCGATGTAAACGTCGCCGACCGCTGTTCGTGATAAATCGGCACCCATTCCCCGTTCGGCTTTCGCCCAATGGCGATCATTCGCGGCTTGCTCATCGCTCTATTTGCTTGACCCCTCCAGTGAGCGGATGCGGGTCGATCGTGAGTTCCGATCCGCATTTGTCGTAGGTGCAAATCCAGTTGAACGGCGCGTAATTGTCAGTTGGACCTTTCACCGGGTAATACTGAAGGGTGGCGCAAACCGGGCACGGTTCGGCACCGAACATCTTTTTTTCCGTAGCTGGATCGGCGGATGCCGCAATCGTCGCCAGTTCGGCGACCGCCATCTCGTAACGCTTGGTCATCACGTCAAGGCTCAATTGCAGTCGCATCGCGTCCGCTTCTGCTTGTTCGGCGCGTTTCGCAAGCGGCTCAAGCCTTCCGACCATTTGGGCTTGCTTTTCGATCGTGAGTCGCAGCGCCTTATTCTCCATATAAAGGTCTGGACCCGTGGCAAAATAGGTGGACATGCGGGCAATCCTTCGCACCGAACGGCACCACGCGCAACCACGTCAAAGGTTTTTCGCTCTGTCAAGTCACTAATTTGTTGGCACTTTCCGTAACTACTGCAATTATGGCACTCACCATGAGCGCCACTGCATCACCGTTTAAGCAATCAGATCGCGTCTCCGTATTGGAGTCCGCCGTTCAGGAATTGACGCAACTCGTGAGAGAACTGCTCCGGTCTCACGGGCCGACCGACATCGACAACATCGAGAACCGACGCGGTCCGGTGTTTCTCGACTCCAACGAGGTTTGTGAGCGCATCTCGTGCCACAAGAACACCCTGAACCGGTGGCGCAAACAGGGCAAAATCCCGTCCGATTGCTGGCAACGCACGGGCCACCGCTACAAATATCGGGAGCTTTGGGTCTACGGGGCGATGGCACGACGGGCTGGAAAGGTGGGCTACTGATGAACGCCCCATTCATTCCAAGGACATCGTTCCGTCTGGTTCCTCCGGGTCGTCACGAGCGCAGCGGGCGATCTGCCGGAAGCCACGGTAAGCGCAAGCCTCTTGACATCGAACGCGCCAAGGAACTCATGGACCGGTGGGGTATCCCGATCCCCGATCCGGTCCCGCAAAAGCACTGGAACGCGACCCGGCTTGCGAAGGCTGGATTCCGCAAGGTGCGATCCATCGAGAACGGCAAGCGCATCACGCGAGTCATCCCGATCGAGGGCTGAGTCATGGTCATCGACGCCGCCGGTCTTGAGCGTGCGCTGCTCTGCGACCCGGGCGGGTTCCGGCTTTGGGCGGAGCGATACGAGAAGATCGATCTCAAGGATGGGTCGACCAAGCCCTGGAAGCTGAACATCCTTCAGCGCCGCTTTGGCGAGGCAATGGCGTGGTGCTTGGCCAACAGTCGGCCGATGCGCTTTCTGTCGCTTAAGCCCCGCCAGAAAGGCAGCTCAACCGGATGGATGGGCGGAGTGAAGTGGTTTAGCGAATCCCAGCCGAACCCGAAGCGAACCCTTATCATCGGCCACGAGTATTCGGCGACCGACAATATGTGGGCCATCCTGAACCGGTTCATCGAGAACGACGGGTATACGTGGGATGGGCCGGTCAAGGTCACGGACAAGAAGATCACTTTCCCAAATCGGTCGATCGTTCAGAAGGAAACGGCCCGGGACACGCGGGCGGGTCGATCGGCAACCTGCCAAGTTATCATCGGAACGGAGGTGGCTCACTGGGCGCAGTTCGGTGTAGCCAATGCCGACAACGTCCTCTCGGGGATGATGAACACGATGCCCCACCTTCCGGGGACGCTTGCGGTGTTGGAGACGACGGCCAACGGCCCCAGCGGGGTGTTTTTCGACTACTGGACGGCGGAGACGACGCAATTCTTGCACGAAGCCAAGCAGAAGGATCAGCGCGGATGGATCAAGATTTTCGCCGGGTGGCACGAGTTTGACGATTCAAAGGACGAACTGACGGACGCGCAGAGGGAGGAACTCATGGACAATCTGACCGAAGAGGAAAAGGGCATTATGGCCCGGCTGGGGATCGGGCCGGAATACATCGCGTTCCGCCGCCGAACGATCGCCACGGAGTTCAAGGGCGATGCAAACCGATTCAAGCAAGAGTTCCCGGAGAATCCCGAGGAAGCGTTCACCGCGTCGAGTCCGTCCTTTTTCTCCAACTCAGGGCTCGGACGACTGGAAACTATTATCGGCGGGATGGTCCCAAGCGGAGGCGTTCTCGACACGTCACCGACCAACCGCAAGATTGCGATCTTCTCCCCGGTCGGGATGGAACAGGCGATGTGGTTGCAATACGAGCCGCCGATCAAGGGACGCCGTTACGTGATCGGGTGCGACTTCATGACCGGCGTCGCCTCAGACGAGAAAGGCACGAACCGAGATCACCACGGCATCATCGTTCTTCGGCAAGGCTACCACGACGAACGCGGCTGGCATCCTCCAAAAATCGTGATGCGCAACCGTTGGCCGTGCCAATGGATGCCAGACATTGTTGCGGAACAGGTCTACCTTGCCCATCGACTTTACGGCGGAGCGTTCATCGTGCCGGAGCGCAACTGCGGCACGGACATCATCCGGGATCTGGTGGACTGGGGCGCGACCGTTTTTGAGGGCCGGGACGGGGTGGACATCAACCAAGAGGTCAAGAAGTCGCGGCCATCCGGGCGATACGGATACCTCACCACGGCGGAGAGTCGGCGCACGATGCTGGCTCAACTCAACCAGGCGGTGCGGGATTTCCCGGAATGGGTCGGGACCGGTGAGGACCGCGTGCTTGTCAATCCGACGGGTGGGATCGTGGTGGACCGACGCACCTTGGACGAGATGCGCCTTTTCGTGCAGCACAAGGACGGGAAGTTCAGGGCGTTGCAGGGGCAACACGATGACTCTGTGATGGCCCTGGCGTTGGCCTATGCCCTCATCGATGCGGCGACGGTCTACACTCCACCAGGCGGTCAGGGCGGGTGGATTCCAGGGGATGGGCAGCAACGGCAGGCGAGGCCGCGACCGTTCGGGATTTGATCGTCGCCCCCATCCCGGTTCGCCGTAGGATGGGGGCTCATGGACGATCCAAACGAGGCCACACCTTTTGCCGATTTCCGCGCGAAGTCAAGCGGTCACGGGTCCGTGGTGGCGTTGGCGTAAGCGTAGGCGGAATTGCCTCACGTCAAGCCGTCAAAGAACGCTGACTGTGATGGTGCTGCTCCATGCGGATGGTCCGCCTCCGTTGTTGGCCCGAATTCGATAATCGACATCCACAGGCCCAGTAATCAAGTGCGTGTAGCTGATCGTTCCGGCCGGAAGTGTTGCCAGCGGAAAAAAGGACGGTGCGGTTCCGTATTCCAGTTCGTATTCGGACTCTCCGACGACGTCCGTCCATGTGAGGTCGGCATATCCGGGCGATGTTGAGCTGCCGGAAAAGCTCCCCGGGGTAGCCGGTGGAGTCACTGTGTTGAACAGGTATGGATTGGCGGCAAAGATCATGCGCGTCGTCCGATGAGGTAGACGACCAAGCCTCTCGCCCCTGCGGTGCCTACTTGGTCGATGTCCACGGTGATTTCCGCGTCATCGGCAAGGGCTGAGTCGCTGATAACGGCGGCAGTTGCAGCCGTTATAGACGTTTTCTCAGTGTTATCAATCGTGAGCTTTGTGGAAAGGATCGTTGTTCCCGCCTCGTTGATGTCCACGGTGAAGATTGATCCCGCTGATTGAGCGGTGGAAAGCGAGGCCCGAACTGCGGTCACCGTCATCGCGTGCGGCATCCGAAACGTGGCCTTGGCCGTGCCAGTCGTGAGGTTGGTGCTGTAGTCAGAACAGGGAATCGCAATTTCCGCCTTGGGGTAAACCCATGCCGGAACGCCTGACACCAACTCCAAGACGTTCCCGTTATTTTGTCGCGGCAGCTCAACCCAATTCGACGCGCCGCGAGCGATCATGGAACCCTCGTTCGATCCAATAAGGGCGTCCAAGGCTTGCGTGACGGTTTTCGCCGTAGGCACCGCAGAGGAACCCGTGGCGTTCATCACGATGGTGTTTGCCGCCTGTGCCGCCAGTCCTGCAAGCGGTAAGCCTGTGCAGTTCGTCAGTGTGCCGCTTGTCGGGATTCCAAGAATAGGAGTCACCAGTGTAGGGGATGTGGCAAATACCGCAGCCCCAGTTCCGGTTTCGTCGCTCAAGACTCCGCGAAGTTGCGCAGAGGTCGTGGCCGCAAACTGCGAGAGCGGGTTGGCGACAAGTGCGTCGCCTGTGGCGCTCAGTCCATCCAGCTTGCCGAGGTGCCACCGGCTCCCGTCCCATCGGCCAATCAACAGCACCCCGGCGCCGCCCGTGACAGAGAAGTTGGCGCCACCGCAAAGAATGTTGTCGCTCCCGCTCGCGTAGTGCTTGACCGTCACGGTTGAGCCGCTGGCCACAGTGAAGAATACCACCTGCTCCGCCGTCCCGCCCGAAATCGTCGAAAGCGTCGTCGTGCCGCTCAGGATGTGGCTGGACTGCGATACAGTCACGGCGCCGCCCGTGATGGTCAGCGTCGTGGCGGCGGCGAACTTGACCCCGAGGAGGGTTTGGATGGCGGACCCGGCAACTGAGCCATCCGCCTTAAGGAGTCCCGTCGCGGCCGGAGTCAACGTCCCGGCAGAGTCGTCGTAGGTCCAAGAGATTCCGCCGCCGTTTTGGATCATGACCGCGACGGTGTCTTGAACCCCCTCAGTGGTGAGTCCGCCAGATTCGAGGGCTGTGAGGCGTCCGTTGACCGCTGAAGACGAGTAGGCTTTCGACAGGGATGGCGTCACGTCGTCGATGATCGAGCCCGATGCGGCTGCCGTGAGTCGGCCCTGCGCGTCCACCGTGATGTTGGCCAAGGTGTAACTGCCTGCCGTGACTGCGGTGTTTGCGATGTTCGCGGCCGGAAGTTGGCCAACGACGCCAGTGGAGAGCGGAAGCCCGGTGGCATTGGTCAACGTCACGGATTGCGGCGTTCCAAGAATTGGAGTGATGAGCGTCGGCGACGTTCCGAACACGGCGTTGCCTGTGCCGGTTTTGGTCGTCAGCATCGCCAACAGGTTGGCCGAAGTTGGGGCTGCCAGGAATGCCGCGACGTTGGCCGCAAACCCGGCGATACCGGTTGCGACCGGGAGCCCTGTGCAATTTGTGAGGGTTCCTGACGTGGGCGTTCCGAGAACTGGCGTTGTGAGAGTCGGGGTGTTGGCAAACACCAGCGACCCCGTGCCGGTCTCATCGGTCACGGCCGCCCGCAGCTTGGCCGAGGTCGGATCTTGAAGCCACGCAAGAACGCCAGACGCCAGACCGCCAAGCGTTCCGAACGAAATCC